AAAACATTATTCGGCACAGAACGAGTAATGACGGACAACAAACAGAAAGTCCTTTTAGATAAAGTAAAGCCGTTATTGTGGATGCCAAAACATCCTGATGACTACATGAACCTTGAACCAGAGTTGGTACTAACAAACGATAACGAATGGGTACACGACCACTTCAAGGCAGTAAGAGTATTCTGCCATACACAAAGAAACAATAATAACATTGGCAGAAACTTATTCTTTCTTATTCGTGATAAGGTCACGGGTAAGTATCTTGGTGTGATTACATTGTCATCTGACTTTATTGATCTAACACCAAGAGATAACTTTGTTGGTTGGACGAGAGAACAACGCAATGCTGGTATGTTACTACACACCACGATTGGGTCTAGTATTTTACCAACCCAACCATTAGGGTACAACTATGTAGGAGGCAAGTTACTTGCTTTGTTGTGTCTGTCTGATGATGTACAACAAGAATGGAAACGTAGATACGGACAGACACTTGTTGGTGTGACCACGACTTCATTATATGGGTCGTTCTCACAATACAACAATCTAAAGTATTGGAACAAACGAGGCAAGTCAAGTGGCACCTTAGTTTATGAACCAACGAGAGAAACAATTTATGAAGTAAGAAAGTGGATGCACAAGAGAGACCCGGTTAAGTATTGGGAGATGTGGAAGGCAAAGAATGATAAGGGAAGTAAATACAAACGTGACCATAAGTTTCGTTCCTTGTTGTATGCCTATTCACAGTTGGGTATCAAGAATACTCAATCGTTCCATCAGAGAGGCATTTACTTTTCACACCTGTATGAAAACACACCAGAGTTTTTACGACAGGAGATTACAGAGGACAAACTGATAAAAAGATTTGATACCTCTGTTGACCATTTGGTAGATATCTGGAAGAATAAATATGCTAGTAAGAGAATAAAATCGTTATTAGCTCGTGAAGGTGTAAGTGAAGAAAGTTTATTTTATGATGACCTCATTTACATGACTTGGGATCAGGCGAAAGAAAAGTATCTCAAGGACGTAGGACGATGATTTACAAAGATGAAAAGGGACGAAGGTACATTGCTTTGTCCGATGAAGATTTGAAGAACTTGAATTGGGATTCAAAGAAACTTCTAGAACTTGACCATGATGGGGTAGGTTGGATCGTTAGACCCGCATCAACAAAAGTAGCGAGATATTTACCGAATGGAATTGAAGAAGATAAGATACTCTGACCCATGGCCTGAAAATTTGCCGTGGCAGAAAGATCCTGTACGACCAGAACTTAACAGAGAATTTAGACATACAGCAGGACGAGAAGTTTACACAAACGGTGGTGCGATTATTTGTATCGCTTACTGTAACGATGTGCCTAAGACCATAGACGAACTCACAACTTATGCGGGCCTTGACCATGCTATCTTTTACACCGTATGGAGTAAACAGGGTGGTGCTGGTAGAATGTTAGTAGTAGACTTGTGGAAGTATCTAATGATGACACAACCACATATAAAAAGGTTTGTTACACTATCACCCAAAACAAAAATGGCCTGGAAATTTCATATCAACAATGGAGCTATTCTACTTAGCGAAAACGAGGAGTCAGACAACTATGAGTACCGAGAAGCAGAACTCGCCAAAGATGACACAGACTGGCACAACGAGAAGTTGGGGCCCACGCCAATCTTATAAACCAGATATCACGGTTGTAACTTCTCTATTTCATGGAAGACAAACCGGCATTTTACATAGCACCGGCATTTATTCTCCAGAATGGGTGGATCGTCTTTATAGGGGTATAAGCAGAAACTATAACGGCAAGTTTAATTTCATTTGCCTAACAGAACAGAATTACAAATTCAAAGAACCCATACAGGCAGTTAGATTTAATCGTTCAGTCGATCAGTATGGTTGGATGAGTTTGATGGAACAGTATCGTCCAGACTTGTGTACTGGCAAAAGAATAACGACTGGACTTGATACTATCATCACAGGACCACTAGATGATATCTTTGCATACGATGCTAAGATTGCCTTGTGTCAAGACCCATATCATCCAGAAACTATTTGTAACGCCATCACGATTAGCAACGATGAGTTTTGTAGTGAGGTGTGGAATATGTGGACGGGTGATGAGTTTATGTTTATGCGAGAAGCAAAACTAGACTACGGCCCACACAGTGCACCATCAGAGATGGCACTATTGAGAATGGCATACCCAGACAGCCCAAGACTAGATACAATCTTCAAGGGTAAGATATTGAGTTACCGTGTACACATTCACGGTCACATGAACCGACTGAAAGATGCTAGTATTGTATACTTTCACGGCAAAGATAAACCACATACTGTGGCAGATCAACAATGGGTAAAGGAGAATTGGCGATGAATTTTATACACCCGACAGCATATGTAGATGTATTGGTAAAACTGGGAGACAATAATTATATTGGTCCTTTCTGCCATCTAACGGGAGAACTGACTGTTGGAGACAATAACAGATTTGAAGGTCACTGCTCTGTGGGTACACGGGCAGAACACAGAGACTTCTGGCACAAGAACGGTTCTACAAAGATTGGCAACAATAATATGTTCCGTGAGTTTATTACTATCAATGCAGGTACGACTACACCTACAGAGATACACAACGATATTATTATGTTGCGTGGTTCTCACGTTGCTCACGACTGTATCATTGAAGATGGCACAACCCTAAGTGTCGGTGCTATTATTCTTGGTCATGTCCATGTGATGAAAGAAAGTAACTGCGGGTCTGGTTGCCTCATACATCAACATCAGGTCATCGGTTCATGGTCTATGATTGGTATGGGTTGTGTTGTACCAAAGAAAACATTAGTAGAACCAGGCAAAGTTTGGGTAGGTAACCCGGCAAAGATACTGAGAGACAATACCCATTTGACCAAGAACATACCAAAAGGTATCATGGCATATCATAAAATAAGATGGTCTGATGCTGTGTCTCACCACATACCCTCAGAGAAAAAATAATGTTTGATCCTTGTTTGCTTGTGATGCAACCCAGAAACATTCAACCTGCTCTGAAGTCCTACAAGAAAAGTTTTGATATCCCTATGGTGTTCTTCAAGGCGTTCACAGAACCACAAGTGACATTACAACTGAACAAGTACATAAAGGAACACGATTACACCCATTACATTATTATCGGTGATGATGCGATTGTCACTAGACAAGCAGCCGAAACTGTGTTACAATATACAAAGAATAAGAAGTGTGATGTATTCACTGGTTGGATGAATATGCACATAAAAGATGATGGTAGTTTTAGTGACCAATCAACAGTCAATCAAAACAGAATTCGTTGCACAGACCCGAGTTGGGGTCCTGCAAGAGAAGAATATGGTGAATGGATAACGATGGAAACGATGCGAAAACTTCCACCAGAGTTAGTTAGAACAAGTTATGCCAACTTTGCATTGACTGGTATGACCAAAGAGATGTGGGAGAAGTATCCTATTTCCTGTTGGCCCAGAGGTAACTCGTCTGACCATCATCTATCATTACGATTACAGAACGATGGGGTGAAAGTATGGACACACCCCAAGGCATTTATTAGACACCTGAGAAGAGGTTGGTCACCGTTGCCAGACCATTGGTTAGTTGGCACAGTACCACCGGAGATTATAGAATGGCAGAACTAAAAGACTGGTTGAATAGTATCAACTACACAAAGAAAGATGTTATGGTTGATGAGTATGAAGAAAAGAAGTACCCAGCATTTATCATCAACAAATGTCTAGCACCATTTCCAGATACCCTTTTGTATGTCAATGAACTAAACCGTCTACATGGTCTAGACAGTCGCCTCCAATACGACTTTTTACTAAATAGTCTAAGGAAACGCAAACGCTTTGCTAAGTGGTTGAAGTCTTCCAAGATCAAAGATTTAGATGTGGTAAAAGAATATTATGGCTACAGCAATGAGAAAGCCAAACAAGCTCTGAATGTTCTTACCGAAGAGCAAATAAAAATAATAAAAATAAAATTGACCAAAGGCGGTAAAAATGGAAGAATTGGAGTGGACACCTGACTTAATGTTAGAAGTTGGGTTATCGGAGACCGATGACTTCCTAAAAGTAAGAGAAACACTATCAAGAATAGGAGTTGCGAGTAGAAAGGAAAGAAAGTTATATCAATCTTGTCACATACTGCATAAGCAAGGACGTTATTTTATAGTTCACTTCAAAGAACTATTTGCTCTAGACGGTAAACCAACAAACATATCTATCAACGATGTAGAACGTAGAAATACTATTGCGGGTTTGTTAGAAGATTGGGGATTAATTAACATCATAGGAGATAACTCTCCCAAAGCACCTTTATCTCAAATTAAAGTTCTCTCTTTTAGGGAAAAAGATCAGTGGATTTTAGAAACGAAATACAACATTGGTAATAAGAAAAAAGTTGAATAAGGATATATTATGATTAGATTAGTGCGGACGAGGTCCGGTGAAGATGTAGTAGCAGAGATTGAAGAAAACGAAGATACAGTAACCCTAGAAAACCCAGCACAACTTATGCCAATGGGAAGTCCTACTGGCCAAGGTATGCAGATGGGTTTTGCTCCTTGGATTCCTTTTGCCGGCACCGCAAAGGTGAAGGTAGATATTCCAAGAGACTATATCGTTTTCATTATAGAACCAGCAAAAGATATAGTAAATAATTATAGACAGGCGTTTGGCTCTGGTATTGTTGTACCAGATGTTCAAGTAGATACACAATCACTCTTGACAGAATAAGGTTTTCGTGATAAGCTGTATATTATGACTGAAAACTTTTATACAAACGTAATTCAAAAAGGCAACACACTTCTTGTCCGTGCGATTGAGGACGGCAAGAGAGTCCAGCGCACGGTCAAATATAAACCCACTCTTTACAGTAGGTCTAAAGAAGAAACTGAATACAAGACTTTAGAAGGTCACAGTCTGAAACCAATTCAGTTGTCGGGTATGAGAGAGGCAAGAGACTTTCTCAAGAACTATGAAGATCAACCTGGCACAATCTTTGGCATGGAGAGATATCAGTATTGTTATCTGTCTGAAAACTATCCTGGTCTAGTCGAATGGAATCAAGAGAAGATTCTAACGATCACGATTGATATCGAAGTTGCCAGTGAAAATGGTTTCCCCGATCCCAATCTGGCAGAAGAAGAAGTCCTTGCCGTCACAGTAAAGAACCACAACACGAAGAAGATTATCGTGTGGGGTATCTACGACTACAACAACACCAGAGATGATGTTGAGTATGTTTATTGTGATGATGAACGTGTATTGCTAAACAAGTTTGTCGAGTTTATGGCAAACGTCAAACCAGATGTCATCACAGGTTGGAACACAACCTTCTTTGATATTCCGTATATGTGCAATCGTATCAAGAACCTGTACAGTGAAGATATGATGAATGCTATGTCACCGTGGAACACAGTGTCGGCAGAATACACATCTACATTTGGTCGTGAGATTACACGATACAATATTTGGGGTGTGTCTAATCTTGACTATCTTGACTTGTACAAGAAGTTTACTTACACAGGTCAAGAATCATATACACTTGATTACATTTCTATGATTGAGTTGGGCACAAAGAAAGACCCTAACCCATACGACACATTCAAAGAGTGGTACACGAATGATTATCAATCGTTCATTGATTACAACATCAAAGACGTTGAGTTAGTAGATGCTCTAGAGGATCATCTTGGTATGATTCAGTTGATGTTTACTATGGCATACGAGGCCAAGATAAACTACAATGATGTTTATTCTCAGAACCGTATGTGGGATGTTATCATCTACAACTATCTGTTAGATAAAAATGTTATCATACCACAACGCAGAAAGAATAGTAAAGGTGCCAAGTATGTTGGCGCCTATGTGAAAGAACCACAAGTTGGTCAACACGAATGGATTATGTCGTTTGACTTGAACAGTCTGTATCCGCATTTGATTATGCAATACAACATTTCACTAGAGACACTTATCAAACAACAGTTTCCCAAATCTATCTCTATCAACAAACTGCTTGATAAAGAAGTTGATACGGACATTCTTGGTGACAAACTAACAGTAACACCAAACGGTGCTTGTTTTAGAACAGACATTCGTGGTTTCTTACCTGAGTTGATGGAAAAGTATTACACTGACCGAACAAAGTTCAAAGGTTATCTGTTAGATGCTAAACAAAAGTATCAAGACACCAAAGATAAAAAATATCTGAGTCAGATATCAACATATCATAACATTCAGATGGCAAGAAAGATTGCTCTAAACAGTGCTTATGGTGCTCTTGGTAATGAGTATTTTCGATACTATGATGAACGTATGGCAACTGCCATTACAACATCAGGTCAGTTATCTATTCGTTGGATCGAAGCAAGAGTAAACAAATATCTAAACGATGTATTGAAAACGGAAGATGTCGATTACATTATCGCATCAGACACAGACTCTATCTATGTACGATTCAAAGAGTTGGTTGATAGAGTCAACCCAAAGAACCCTATTGACTTTCTGAACAAGGTTGCTGAAGAAAAAATACAACCGTTTATCAATGAATGCTATGATGAACTTGCTCAGTATATTCATGCTTATGACCAGAAGATGGAGATGGGTAGAGAAGTCATTGCTGACAAAGGTATCTGGACTGCAAAGAAAAGATACATTCTAAATGTGCATGACAACGAAGGTGTAAGATACAGAGAACCAGAACTCAAGGTCATGGGCATTGAGTCCGTCAAGTCATCAACACCATATGCTTGTCGGCAGAAGATGAAAGACTCTTTGAAGGTAATTGTAAATGAGAATGAGTCTGCTGTAAACGAGTTTATACAGGACTTTAGAAAAGAGTTTATGAGTTTGCCTGTAGAAGAAACTGCATTTCCTAGATCAGTAAACGGTCTTAGAAAGTGGGGTGACAAGTCAAGCATATTCAAGAAAGGCACACCGATGCATATCAAAGGTGCTTTGATATATAACTATTTGTTGAAGAAACATAAACTGACGAATAAGTATCAGTTGATTCAAGAGGGTGAGAAGTTGAGATATCTTTTGCTCAAGACGCCAAACATTGTGCAGTCTAATGTAATTGCTTTTATCTCAGAACTGCCTAAAGAGTTTAACCTACACGACCAGATAGATAGAGACAAACAATTTGAGAAGTCTTTTGTTGACCCAATCGAAATGATCTTAGAATGTATTGATTGGCAAGTCGATAGAAGTTATGGCACACGAAGGACATTAGAAGGTTTGTTCGGATGATATTAGATGAAAAAGATACATACTGGGCTGCTGATAAACTTGTAAACTATTTCTCCGACTTTAAACGGATAGATGATTACTTCCGAAGTCGTAAGATAGACCGCATCAAAGAGATGCCCACACCACTATTCGGTTTGGGTCCAGAAGATGATTTGTTTCAGAACTTTGATGTACATCCTCAAGACATGGACTTTGAGGTAGTCAAACGAACAGGTGAAACATTTGATAACCTGTTAGAGATGACTGCCAGTTTTTCACCAGACGATCCGCCGGGTAAGAATAGTAAACTTTGTGTACAGGAAAAGAACTCAGGTAAGATTGTTGGGTTCATCAAACTGGCATCACCACTTATCAATGCCAAACCTAGAAACGAATGGTTAGGTCGTCCTCTACAGACAGAAGATAAAGAGGAGATGCAACACTTCAATAGGGGTACTATCATGGGGTTCGTTATTGTGCCAGCACAACCATTTGGGTTCAATTATCTTGGTGGCAAACTGATGGCTGCAATATGTTGTTCGCATGATGTCCGTAGATTTCTAAACCAAAAGTATGGTGGACCTTTCTGTATGTTTGAGACTACATCTTTGTATGGTAACATAAAAGGTGGCAGTATGTATGATGGTATGCGTCCGTTTTTGCGATACAAAGGTGATACAGAGTCAAAGTTCTTTCTAACCTTTGCTGATGATATGTACCACGAAATGAAGAATT